CGTAAATGCTCCCCAGTTAGGGGCTATACGTTACCCCAGGCTGCCTCTAAAATGGCAAGTCGGGATAGACTCTCAATTGTTAAGTTTGATCTTGACCTTTGAGAGAACCTCAGAAATCTCATTCGAGTTTCTGAGGCGGCCGTAGAAGGAAGGATCTAAGATCCTCTTCTGCAGGAGCCGGTCACACACGTTGATGAGGTGTAGGACCGGTTTCGTCAGTGGGTCCCCCATGAGGACCCCCCGACGAAGTGTGACGCAACGAATGTCTTGAACATCCGTGCGCTCACCAAGATCTTCCAAAAGGCCTGTGGCCTTGAAGAAGATCTGCCGAGGTTTGTAGCAAGTTTCTACTACAATCCCCTGCAATACCTTTGGAATGCCACATTTGACCATCCAAGGTACACCCAGATCTTTTGCAACCGTGTGTTCCAAAAGATCGGTGGCCTCTTTGTAATCAGTTGATGATACGTAGAGGTCTTCGAAGGTGTCCGTCCGTTCGACGTAACCTTCGAAAGAGTTCTCCTCTCTGCTGAGCAGAGCGAAGACCTCCCTTCTTTCAACCTCGTTGGAAAACGAGTTGAAGAAGTTCCAACCGTGGTTTGATGCGCTCATCCCCGATTGGCTGCTCCGAATCCCTTTTGCTAGAGGTTCGGAACATAACTTGCTAACAAGATCGAGAACGATCTTGAGACAAGCACGGGCCTTGGTAACGCTTCTCGCTTTACCAGGCTCCTTCACCACGGTTAAGAAGGCTTTCCTTAACTCAGCCGCTGGTGTGTGGAGAACTCGGTCTAATGAGACCCAGAATATAAGTTCTCCAACAGTGTCGAACTGATCTTGGAATTTCCAAGACTCGACACTACCTGTGTCCAGATCCCGCACGGGGATCTGGTACATAGGGTCAACGTCGCAAATCATTTGCTTAATTTGCTCCGTTGTTCCGCCTTCTTTCCGGGTTTTCTCCCAGCAAGCGGCGGACGTTACTGTTACCCTCGACTTTGTCGAGAGTCCAGTAACTGCAGCAATAGGAAGGTCACTGATTACCTCCTCTATTGCCATTCTCCTCAGGGTCCGCATTGTAGCGGACTCTGGGGGAGGCTCCAACGAAACGGTCTCGAGGAATTTCCGTTTCGATTGAAGAACAACTAGTGGGGGTGGAGTTCCACACCCTCTAGTTTGAGACAGAACGCCCATTATCAATAGACGTTCGTGTCCCTTGGCTCCCTGAAGGACTTTCCAAGTCCTCCAGAGAAGCCGTGACCACTCTTTCCCTTCATCGGGCGGAGTGGACACATGTTCAAGCGTGTCTCTATGAGATTGCTGCTTGAACCACTTCCGACTCCACTTAAGTGTGGAATAGGAAGTACGGATGGGGATAGCCTCTAGAGGCAACTCTCCATCGAGGAACTCATCTCCTATTAATAGGGATATGTTCCCAAGTGTGAACAGGTCGTACCGACTCCATGTCCACACTTCGGCGGGATTTGCCAGATATCTCTGTGTGAAAATCCCGTCAACGGTCTTCAGAAGCTCGATGAGCCTCAGAGACCGTGCGCCACGATCGCGAGGAGTCCACTCCTTGCCTCGTGACACGGCCCGTCTCTCATCTGCTGTCCAGATGGGATCGGGTCCTCCGCTCAAGAGCCGGTTGATCCGGGTCTTGAGGGTAAATGCCCAGTGCCGTATTGGCGACGCTGGGTCATTACACTCTTGCTGAAGTCGACGACCCCAGTGAGTGTGACGATAGATGATGTTATTCTTAACATCACTGTTCGCGATCTTAGAGAACCGTAACTTGTTCTTCTTTGATCCATCCCACTTCGGCCCAAAAAGCCTAGGTGGGAGCGGGTCTTGGAGACGGATTCCGTCTCCAGACCAGACGACAACCTCGGGACCGTCTTCGGCCCTGAGAGTTGCCAATGCGCATGCCGCATGGATACTCCATGGACATTCGTACTTGATACGGGAGGAAAGATTCTTTCTTTTCCGCACAACCGTCGATTGACTCCTCTCGAGGAGCCCGTCGACGTCCGATGTTTCTGAACCAGAGTGTTCATACTCATCGTCGATGAGCTCTGCATTGTTAGATACATAGCTCATCTGTTCACTAGAATCGCGTAGAAACGACGATAGTGAGGCCGAGTAGGAAGGCATAGCGCCTCCCGGCTCGGATACTGAAACGACGTGGGATTCACCCGCTTCGTTCCAGTCAATCTGCTCAATCGGGAAACCCCTTTTGATCAGATGGGACTGGTTCCTAGACACTGTCTGTGAACCAGCCTTCGCCAAAATAAGTGCCGACGGCACTTGCTTTGTCGAAAGGAAATGCTTTCCTGTCATGAATGGCAGGAGAGCATCCGGGACAATACTACCAGGTTTGATAGGATTGTACCAAAGAGGTACTGCGGTCATTTCTGACCACACCCTCTCATCCATTATTTTCGTTTTCAGTAACGGAAATTGGATACTTAATTTGCC